GGGGCACGTCACGACCATCGACTTTCACGCGGATTTCATTCTGGGCATCGACGCATGGCAGATACGGCAGGCGCTGATGTCGATGCCCCGACACCCGCGTAAGGTCTGGTTCGCGATTGAAATCGGCGTGATCGACGACGCGGTCGTGGTCGCTGGCGTCATCACGCCGAAACACAGTTTTGTCGCGCCGATGACGGTCGAGGATGTCGCGGAATGGTACGGGTACACCATCGGCACATGTAAGAAGTATTATCAGACGGCACGGGCGCACTTTTATTCCAGTTTATCTATACCCCGGTCGCGTGCCCGCCCGCCCGCGATTCCCCTGCTGGGGAAGGGGAAATGAAAAAAGCGCCGGGCTATTGACACCCCGGCGCTTCCTGATGTAGCGTGTTCGCTAGCGAACTGCCCCTACTGAAAGTCCATCACCCCTCAGTTCAGAATCGCTGAGAGCATCACGACCGCGATGAACAGGGCGCTGGCAGCGGCGACCGACCATGTCGCGACCGGGTGCGCGGCGGCGTACTGGCGTACCCATCCCTCTGCCCGCAGGTTCAGGCTGGTCTGCGCGTTCAGTTGCACCGGGGGCTGGACAGGACGCGGGGCGCGGGGCGCGGCATAGGCCGGGGCACCATAGGCCGGGGTTCCGTATGCGTAGGCGGGGTGCAGTGACTGCATGAGTTCGCGCTGACGCTGCTGGGCGCGGGCGTCGTTGACGACGATAAAGGCGTGAATGACGGCGGGGAACCAGCCCAGCAGGCACAGAAGGCAGTTGAGGATGAACTGACCCGGTCGGCCCTTGATCAGCACGGCGACGGGCGGCAGGAAGATGCAGAGAAAATAATCCATGATTAGCGTTCCTTCCCATTCGGTAAGATCACTTCGAATCCACGTGCGGCGACGATAGCCAGCGCGTTTGTTGCCAGTTCGTTGAGACTGACGCCCTGCCGCTTCGCTTCGCGGGCCAGCGCGTCGTGAATCGCGGGAGACAGTCGCAGAGTAAACTTCCCGCTCTTACGCGGCACATCGTCGGTGCCGCGTGGTTCGGGGACGGGATCACCGTAGTACAGCGCGGATGCGATCCATGCCCGTTTGGCATCTTCCAGCAGTTCCAGTGCTTCGGTGATCGTCGGTGCGCCCGTCACCAGCCCCGGCAGTTCGGGAACCCGGAACACGTAGTCGCCGTCCTCGCGGGTCATCACCGCTGCATAGGGACGTGCCGCAAGCGCGATGATTTCATCCGTCATCGGCAGCGTGATGACATCCTTCCATCCAGTCATGATGCTGTTCCTTCCCTTGCACGCGCCGCGTCAATCGCCGCGAGTGCCTGTTCCACCTGATACGCCTTCACGAATCGTTCGCCCGTATGGGGCATCACGACCGTGACGCGAATCGCATATCGCGAATGGCGATAGGCCACATGGCTACCGCCTGCCTGACCACGCACGAACCCGGTGTCACGTAAGACTGAGTCAAGATCGTCGAACCGTACTCCTTTGGGATTGCGTCTGATTGCCGATTCTCGCTTGCCCCGTTTCGTCAAAGACGTTCACTCCTTTCATTGCCTATGATACCATACATGATACCGTTTGTCAATACCACATGTGCCACCACTGGGGGAAACGTGGACGATCACCCGTGGAACATTCGCATCGTCGGGCACGGTGAAGAGCCGCCCGATCAACTGCTTGCCAATCCCCAAAACTGGCGGGTGCATCCGCAGGCGCAACAGCAGGCGCTGGCAGGCGTCATCGACGACGTAGGGTTCGTCCGGTCGGTGACGGTCAATCGTCGGACGGGGCACGTTGTTGACGGTCATCTGCGCGTTCTGGCGGCAATCGGCGTCGGTCAGCCGACGATACCCGTCGAGTACGTCGATCTGAGTGAAGCGGAAGAACAGGAAGTGTTGGCGACCCTCGACCCTATCGGGGCACTGGCGGGCACCGACCAGGACGCCCTCGCGGCGCTGATTGCCAGTGTCGAGACTGAGGACGCACGGGTTGCTGGCATCCTCGACAGTCTGGCACCGCACGGTGGCATGTCAGACGGGGGCGACCCCTTCCCGCTACCACCGCAGTTCAACCTGATCGTCGAATGCAGCGACGAAGCGTCGCAGTCCGATCTTCAGGCGCGTCTGATCGAAGAGGGGTACACGGTCAGGGCGATGACAACGGGGAAAAAACGTCGTCGGAAGGCGTGACGCATTCGTCGCTTTCGAGGGTACGCCATGTCACGGTACGTGCATCCAAAGTTCACCGCCGCACAGGTCGCGCTGGCGATCACCGAAACACGCGGCCTGATTACGTATGCCGCGCAGCGTCTGGGTTGTGACCAGCAGACCGTCAGGAACTACATCAAACGGCATCAGACGGTGCGTGATGCGCTGGAAGAGGCACGCGGGCAGATTGTCGATCTTGGCGAACTACGGCTGTTTCAGGCCGTCGATGCGGCAGAACCGTGGGCCGTGCAGTTCCTGCTGAGGACGGTCGGTCGTGATCGCGGGTATGGCGACCGCGTCGAGGTCACCGCCGACGTGAACGTGACGACGAAGGAACCGCAATCGCTGGTGGTCGATTATGAGGAATACAACCGCGCCTACCGCGAAGCCATCGGTATCGTCGCCGCAGCAAACGCTGACGCAGATGATGGAACAGGTGATCCATCAGACGATTGAAATCAACCCGTATGTGCCGCACGTTCCCACGCCCCGACAAGCGGCGTTCCTCGCGTGCATGGTCGAGGACGCGCTATTCGGCGGTGCGGCTGGCGGCGGGAAGTCGGACGCCCTGCTGATGGCTGCCGTCCAGTTCGTCGATGTGCCCGGTTACAGTGCGCTGATCCTCAGACGCACCTATGCCGACCTCGCACTGCCGGGTGCCATCATGGATCGGGCGCTGGACTGGTGGTCGCCCACCGACGCGCACTGGGATAAGACGGAAAAGCAGTGGCAGTTTCCGGGCGGCGGTCGCGTGACCTTCGGGTACATGTCGAATGAACAGGATGTCGAACGGTATAAGTCGGCTGAGTTCCAGTACATCGGCATCGACGAAATGACCCAGTTTTCCCAGCGACAGGTGCGGTTCCTGCATTCGCGAATCCGCCGTCTGACGGGGTCGCGTGTGCCCCTGAGGATGCGGGGCGCGACGAACCCCGGCGGCATCGGTCATCAGTGGGTCAGGCAGTGGTACATCGTCGAGGGGAAGAAACACGGTCGTCCGTTCTTCCCGGCGCGGTTGTCGGACAACCCGTATCTCGACCGCGAATCGTATGTGCGGTCGCTGGCGAACCTCGACCCGATCACCCGCGCACAGTTGCTTGACGGCAACTGGGATGTGCGGCCCGATGGCGGGTACTTCCGCCGTGACTGGTTTGCCATTGCCGATCAACCACTACCGAATGCCCAGCGCGTCAGGCGATGGGACTTCGCCGCGACGACCCTCGACGAAGATGACGACCCGGACTGGACGGTCGGTCTGCTACTGGCACGCGACGACCGGGGACATTCACGGATCGAAGATGTGCGGCGTGTGCGTGCCGCACCGGGTGATGTCGAATCGCTGGTGCGGCACACCGCTGAACTGGACGGCAAACAGGTCGCCGTTCGCCTGGAACAGGAACCGGGCGCGGCGGGGAAGGCGCTGGTGCAGCGGTACATCCGCGACGTGCTGTACGGCTGGGATGTCGCGGGCGTCAGTTCGACGGGCGACAAGATCACCCGTGCGAAGCCTGCCAGCGCACAGGCGTCTGCCGGGAACATGAGCGTGCTACCGGGCCAGTGGACGAACGCGCTGTTTGACGAACTGGAAGCCTTCCCGGTCGGTCACGACGATCAGGTCGATGCATTGTCGGGCGCGGTCGATTACTTCGCCACACCGCCCGAATGGGGTGCGTTCTAAGGGGCGCACCCAACCATAGAAGCCGACGACCGTAATCGCCGTTTTTTCACTACCGTTTCATGGATCGTTTGCCGTGTACCGCACGGAACGGTCACATGCAAACGATCCATGAAAAAGTAGGACACCCCAGATGCCGACGATTCGACAGCGGGTGAGTTCAGCATGGCGCGGTCTGCGGTTCGCGGGCGCGTCGGGATGGATGGCAGGCCCGTACGGGCTGTGGCCCCTGTTGTCGTACAACCCCGACGACTATGCCGTGACCATCGACGATCTGCCGTCGTCGTCTGCGGTGATGGCGTGCGTGCAGTGGATCATGCGTACATTCCCGCAGGCGCCAGCGGTCATCCGGCAGATCATCGCCCCCGGTCAGGACGAAGCGGTTGCCGATCATCCGCTGACCGAACTGCTGGCACTGCCGAACCCCTATTACTCAGGTGACCTGCTGATGCAGGCAACGGCGATGTCGTTCTGCATCGCCGGGAATGCGTACTGGCTGGTGATGCGTGACGGGATGGGTGTTGACCGCGAACTGTGGTTCGAACCCCCGGACACGATCAGGCCGCACTTTCCTGAGGACGGTAGCGAGTACATCGACTATTACGAAGTGATGCGGAACGGCAAATGGGACGTACAGGTGCCGCCGCGAGATGTGATCCATTTTCAGCACGGCATCGACCCGACGAATGGTCGGCTGGGCTTCCCGCCGCTTCAGGCGGCGCTCAGGGAAGTGTTCACCGACCAGGAAGCGGCGCTGTATACGTCGTCCCTGCTACACAACACGGGCGTACCGTCGGTCGTCATCAGCCCGACGAACGCCGATGCGCGGGTCAGCAACGAACAACTCGACCAGATCAAACAGTCCTATCAGGAACGGTTCACGGGGGAAAACCGGGGGCTACCGCTGGTGATGCGTGGCCCGACGAAGGTCGATATTCTGACGTTCTCACCTGAGGCGATGAACCTCGACCGCATTCGCCAGTTCTGCGAAGCCCGGATCGCGGGTCTGCTGGGTATCCCCGCCATTGTCGCGGGTCTGGAAGTCGGGATAGAACACGCGACGTATGCCAACTTCAGCGAAGCGCGTCGGCAGGCGTGGGACGATTGCATCATTCCGATACAGACCGCCATCGGCAGGGCGATGACGGTGCAACTGCTGCCGGATTACAGCCCGCCGAAGGGCATGTACGTCGCGTTCGATTACAGCCGCGTGCCGATCCTTCAGGAAGATCAGAACGCGCTGTTTACGCGCATCTCGCAGGGCTACACGGCGGGCTGGCTGAAACGGTCGGATGCCCGTCGGCTGGCGCATCTTCCCGTCGATGATGTCGAGGACGACGTATACCGAACCGACCTCGCGGCACCCGCTGCGGTCCCCGCGCTTCCGTCGGGCAGTGCCAGCGAACCGACGCCAATACGTGCCGCTGGTCAGGGGTTTGCCGTGTACCGCCTGAACGGTCACATGCAAACCCCTGACCAGGCGCATATCGTCGAACCCCTGCAACTACCCGCAGGCGCGACGACGACGCCGACATGGCAATACTGGAACGCCGGGAAGAAAGCGGCATTCAAGGCGCGGGTACTGACGAAGGTCGTCGCTGACCCCGAATGGAAGGCGCTGCGCGATGACCTCGACGGCATCGTCGAGGATGTGACGCCGTCATTCACGGCCGACCTGACGCGGGCATTTACGGCACTGGGAAAGCAGGCAGCGAAGGAAATGCGCCTGCCAGAAAAGAGTGTTGAGAGTGACGCGACGGTCGCGGCGATACAGGCGGTCGATTACACGCTACCGCTGTTCCGCGAAGCATTCGAATCGGCGTACGTGAACATCACCGACGACACCATCGCGGCGATTGCCGACGCCCTCGACACGATACCGACACAGTTGACCCGCAACGACCTGATGCGCGGTCTGCGTTCCGCACAGGCGGCACGGCTGGAATCGCTCAGTGCCGACATCACCGGACAGACGGCCCGCGCCATCGTCGCCGCCGTGCAGGACGGCACCGAAGCGGGAATGAACCCGGTCGCTATCGCACGCCAGATACGGCAGTACGTGTCCGGGTCGCATCTGTACCCGGTGATCGCTGAGGAACGCGGGCCAGCCGCCGCGACAGCGTATCGGGCGACGGTGATCGCCCGCACCGAATCGGCATGGGGCCGGAACCTGTCCACTGTCGCCGCCTACGAATCGTCGCAGATCGTCACCGCCATTCGCGTGTACGACGGCGAAGGATGCGGCTGGTCGTCCCACGATGACAGCAGGAAAGCGAACGGCCTTGTGGTGACGTTCGATGAGGCGCGTCAGACCCCGATCAGTCATCCCAATTGTGTGCGCGGCTTCGCGCCCGAAATCGTCGAGGGGGAATGAATCATGGACATTCAGTACAAAACGGTCGCATTCAAGGCCGACACCGGGCTACAGGACACGAACACCTTCAGCGGGTACGCCAGCGCGTTCAATGTCGCTGACGCAATGGGTGAAATCGTCATGCCGGGTGCATTCAAGAATACGCTGTCCGATTTCCTCGACAGCGGCATCGTCTGCTGGCAGCACGACTGGTCAACACCCATCGGTCGCCCGGTCGAGGCCCGCGAGGACAGCACCGGGCTGTATGTGAAGGCGAAGGTGTCGGAAACCGACGCGGGCCGTGAAGCGATGACCCTGATGCGCGATGGCGTCATCCGGCGCATGTCCATCGGGTACAAGATCAACGGCTATCGCGTCCTGAGTGAAGATGAGGGCATCAGCCTGCTGGGTAAAGATGCGTACTTCCGCGCCCTCAGGGACGTGCCGCCGTGGTCGGAAGGGCTGACGGCCCTGACCGACCTGACACTGTTTGAGTTTTCCCCGGTGTCGGTGCCTGCGAATCGCAGTGCCGTCATCACCGCAGTGAAGGACACGACGGGTTCCGGCGTGCCCCTGCACGTTTCAGTGGATGCCCTGAAACGACAGTCAGCGGAACTGACGACACGGTACGCGCAGATGATTGACCAGCGTGTGAAGGAAGGCAGAACACTGTCGGCGGCAAACCGCCTATATCTGCTGGAAACCCGCGACGCGCTGTCATCGGTCGTCGAACGGTTGACGAAACTGTACGACGACACCGCCCCGGTGGAAAAAGACGCATCGCTCACAGGCGAATGGGTCAACGCCTACCGCCAGCATAGCCAACTGCGTCATGCGATCTTCGCGAACAACTGATAAGGGGGGCATCCCGTGGTAACCCAGATGGGCGAAACACGCCTGAATGAAATCGCGCAACTGCTGAAGGAAAAAAGCGACGAAGTGCAGTCGCTGTACGAAAAGTGCGGCGATGAGGGGCCGCGCCGTGACGATTTCCAGCGCGTCGTCACGCTGAATAAGGAACAGGACGAACTGCTACTGGAACGTAAGGAAATCGAAGATGGGCAGCGCCTGCGACATCTGCATGAGGAACGGCGGGCGACGCTGGAAGAAATCCGGCGCACCGTCCCGTATGCCGCAGATGGCAAAGCGGCGTCGCAGGGCGACCAGCATGACAACAACCCGCGTGAATCGCGGGCCGACCTCATCCTGAACGACCCGGCATTCAAGCAGTGGCTGTCACAGGTGAAATCGGGCGGTGCGATGCGGCAGGGCCGTTTCGGCAATAGCCCGTCGGTCGCGTTCAAGAACCTGATTTCGATGACGAACCCGGCGACGGGCCAGCCGTTCATCAGGCCGCAGTACGACCCGGATGTGGCACTGCCGACGACACCGCTGGGTATCCGCAGCGTCATCACCATCGGTCAGACCAGTGCCGATGTCGTGTCGTGGGTCGCGCAGAACCTGCGTACGAATAACGCGACCGTCGTCGCGGAAGCGGCAACCGCCGCAGGCGCGGTCGCGAAGCCCGAATCTGACCTGGGGTTCGTCGCCCAGCAGACACCCGTGAAAACGATTGCGACATGGATCGCCGCGACCCGGAACGCGATGGACGATATCGCGAATCTGCGGGGCATCATCGACCAGGAACTGTCGGGGATGGTCGAGGAAGAGTTAGAAGATCAGATCATCAACGGTGACGGCACCGGACAAAACTTCCTTGGCATCGCCCATACACCCGGTCTGACGACGCAGGCATTCGATACCGACATCCTGACGACGACACGCAAGGGACGCACGAAGGTTCGTACGGAAGGCCGTGCGGTCGCGACCGCCTACGTTCTCAACCCGGTGGACTGGGAAGCCCTCGACCTGACGATGTCCAGTTCCGGCGTGTACTACTTCGGCGGGCCGCAGCAACTGGGAACCCGCACCCTCTGGGGTCTGCCCGTCGTCGAGTCTGAGTTCATCGCGGCTGGTTCTGCCTGGGTCGGTGACATGCGACAGGCGAAGCTATGGGACAGACAGCAGGCCGCGATTTACATGACCGACAGTCATGACGACTGGTTCACGAAAAACCTGCTGGCGATCCTGTGCGAACTGCGTGCAGCGTTCGCCGTCAAGCGGCCCGCCGCTATCGTCACGATGGATTTGACCGCCGCCTGATGATCTGGGGGGCAGACTCATGCCGACCGTACCGCGTTACCCGCCCGAAGGTATCCCGCGATGCCCGATCTGTGACATGCCGTACCAGATCTGCACGGGGCACGATCCGGGCTGGGACTCATCACCGCAGTATCTGATCGGCGTGCGTTTGCCCCGTCGCGTCCCGGTGCCGATCCGGGGCGCGAGGACGCAGGCGTATCAGTACGCACCACAGGTAAAGGGGGCTGTCATGCCAGAGAAACCCGATTCATCCGCACCGCCGCCGCGATCAGGCGGTGTGCATCGCACCTATCCCGTGCCGACGCCCGTGCCGACGCCCGCGCCGAAGCCCGTGTCGAAGCCTGCATCGAAGCCCGCGCCGAAGGAAGATGCAGCATGAGTACCACGTACCCGCAGTGGGTACTGGACGCGATGAACGAAGTCGAAGCCTTGTGCCCGCCCGACGCGGAACCGAAGCTATCTGACGACGAAATCGCCCGCGCCGTGACGATGAACCAGTTCCCGGCACTCGACAGTGACGACCCGCTTGCTGACCCGCGTGTCGATGTCTATGGGGCGGTCAGGGACTGCTGGGTGCTGAAGGCGGGCAAGGCGGCGGGCGATTACGACTTCGATGAGGCCGGGATGCGCGATCACCCGTCACAGGTGTTCGCGCACTGTATGCAACAAGCCGACCGTTTCAACCCGATTGGCATCGCCTAGACAGACGCGAAACGCCCGCGATTGTGGACGATCTTCCAAATGGTCGCCCGACTCACACCAAACCTGAGCGTCAACACGGCGTAACTCATTCCGCCCGAATGGGCTTCGCGTATGGCTTCGACGGTGTCTGCCGAATACTGGGCACGGCGACCGCGTTTCACGACTTCGTCCATGTTGTCACGGTGCGTCCCCAGATGCAGATGATGCGGGTTGACGCACAACCGATTATCGCAGGAATGCAACACCGACATTCCCGCTGGTATCGGGCCGTGATGCAGTTCCCATGACACCCGGTGTGCGCGTTGGCAGTTCTCGCGGTTATTACATGCGCCGTAGCCTTCGGTGCTGATAGCCCCGACCCATTCCCAGCAGGCAAGCAAGCCACCTGACTGGTCAACACGCGACCAGAAATACTCGGACAGCGGCACACGGATCGAATCGTTGTAACACATTCTGCTACAGAATCGCCGCTGGCTGTAGTCCGTAAGGGGGGTAGAACATTGTTCACAGAGACGCGATTGATTACGATAGCGGGGCATCCATTCCTCCTACGCAGGATGGGTGTTGCCCCGCCGTCTCACACACGGCGGGGCGTCGCTATTATACCGCATTGCATGATGATGGCAGATCGCTATAACCCGGTGAGCATCGTATGACAGATCGCAGCACATGGATACCGGGCCGCAACACGCAGTACGACGGGACGCAGGCCATCACGCGCCGTGAAGAACTGCGGAATCACCGCATGAACGCCATCGTGTTCATCGAAAAGCGGGTCGGTCTGACCATCGACGGCGAACCGCTGTACGACCCGCCCGTGTCGTGTCCCGCGAACATCACGAACCGGACGCGGGAAGTCAGGACACTGGACGGTGACGTGCGGTTCGCCAGCGTGCAGGTCATGCTGTTCACGCCCGCACCGGACGTGACGCCCGCAGACCGCATCACCCTGCCAGACGGTAGCCAGCCGCCGATTCTGGCGACGAACCGGGACATGGCACCGAACCCGCTTCAGGCGCTGACGCTCTACACCGAACGCACGGGCTGATTTTCAACCGGGGGCATCAGATGCCGACATCGGTCGATTTCGCATGGACACCGAATCTGGATAAGGCGCTGGCGAACGCGGTCGGTGCCGCGCTCTACACCGATGTGGTGAAGAACATCCTGCAACCGTCGATGGCACAGGTGCCCGTGAAAACGGGTGCGCTCAGGCGGTCAGCGATGGCGTCGAAACCCGTGGTCAGCGGCACCACGGTCAGTTGCACCGTGTCGTACGACACCGATTACGCCATCTATGTGCATGAAAACCTGAACGCCTTTCACCCGCACGGGAACGCGAAGTATCTGGAACGCCCTGCACAGGCGGCGGCGGCGGGGATGGCTGACCGGGTCGCGGCGCTGGTCGCGAAGGCGGGTCTGTGATGAGTGTGCTGCACGATCTGGCGGCAGTCGCACAGGACGCGGGATGCGGGACGCCTGCGGTCGATCTGTTCACGGCGATGATGCCCGACGACCCGGTGAACGTCGCCGCGATGCAACAGTACGGCGGGCTGGCACCCCGGCGCATCGTGCCCTGCAACATCACGCACGAAATCCCCAGCATTCAGGTCGCGGTGCGTGCCGCGACGTATGAGGACGCCGAAGCGCGGGCGTACGCACTCTGGCACGCGCTGACCTTTTCGAACCGCGTCATCAACGGCGTCACCTATCTGGACAGCGCCCCGCAGCAAGCGCCGTTCCTGATGCGCCGCGATGAAAACGGTCGCCCGGTGTGCGGCTTCAACTTGTATGTCGTCTGTCAGCCATCACGCTAAGGGGGAACACTATGTCAGCGCCCGTCATACC